TCGCGTTCGCGGGCGGTGGTGAGTGTGCGTCCGCTGCTGTAGTTTGATGCCCACCAGAAGCGCATCCGCCCATGCATATCAATACCAATGTCAGAGTGAGTAATTTACTCATTACCTTTGCTCCTTTCCTCTAAGTCATAACGTTATATCAGCTGTAGCTTAGACAGCTTTGAATAAAAAAATATAATATTTCACGATAAAGCTAATAGCCTTGCACACTATGATTGATCAGTCGTACTTTTACGATCGAGTAGCCAAGCCATCCTATCTATAATTTAATTCAGTGCTTGGAAAATGTCCGACGTTCAATATGGCTACTTCAACAGAAAAATAGTTAAATAAATTTGGAATCAGCAATAGGCGCCGTACCGATGTATTACTTTTTCCAGTCGAAGAAAATCAGCCCTCGCAGCTTAGATCAGTGCTCGTAACCAGTTCGCCTTGTCATGGCACAGTCTTGTAGAAGATGTGGTTGCCGAGCTTTAGCTTCTGCCTTGCACCCTTCGCCCAAACTGGCGGCTTTGGCATGCTGGTCGCGCAGTAGTGAGTCGCGCCGCCTTTGGGGTCCGGCACCTTTGCGGCCATCACCTGGTCAGCAGCAATTTGAGCCTGGGCGAACTTGCGGGACGGAATCGGCTTCGTGCCGCTCAGGCAGACGTAGTTCGGTTCGTACTTGTTCCATCAGCTGAACTGGTAGGGCTTTGGCATACGCCCTCTCCCCACTACGATTTAGCTTTGCCATCGAACACTCGGTTACGGATGGTCCACGCTACGGAGATCTGGCCCGCCAAGCCTTCACCGCGAGCCCCCGTCCAAAAGGTTCGAGCGCAAATGTCGCGCTCTATTTCAGATGCAGTCACGATGTTACCCCAGACAAAAAAAGACCCGCGCTCGGCGGGCGTAACAAAACGGTATTCAGTCCGGTCGCGGAGGCCGCATGAAGCGCATCTACCTCAGCGGGCCAATGATCCTTGGCTGGTTGAGGTAGAGCGTAAGACCGTCGCCAAGCCCGCTCTGTATCGTCCGAGCAGCTACAACGCTCAAGACTGGAGTAACGCCCTCAGTTGCTCAGGAACCTCAATAACTTCCCTGGTAACCGGTGAGATGCAAACGTGTGTAAGGCTAGAAGTAAATGCCAAAACATCTGGCGCTACATTACCCTCGACCAGAAATGTGAACGAGTGAAGCCCAACACTGGAAACACTTACCTTTATAGCAAGCTCGTCATCCCAAGTGACCGGATGAAGAAACTCTAGCGAGAATGCCCTTGCCGGAGGCAGTAAATTAAAACCTAGCAGAGTTCTTAATCCGGGACCGGACAGCCAAACTGTAAGTGCATCATGAACGGCCTCAACAACGAAGTACGAAAACCTAGGTGTATATCCAGATGCTACCCTGACCTCTTCGCGGAGGATTCACTATGCCCAATTCAAATGTACTCCCTTCTCTTCTTTTCAAGATCAACTAAAATCAGCTCATCCTGGAGGCTGCCATTATGGAGCTAACCCTGTGGGTCGAGCAGCGCGGCTCTTCGGAAGTCGCCGGCGATGTCCAGGGCGCTCTGCAGACGATCGACAAGAATGGAAGCGGCGCAGTATTTAGTACCTAACATAATTGAGTGGCCGCCTGCTAAACTCATCGGTGAAATCGATATTTAGGAACCGGCATGAACATTATAGATTTAAAACAGAGCGCTATTGATCTTCGTGAGAAACTGGCTTTTTACAAAGACAAAGAGCCGTCCGCCTTTGCCTTATATCAACAGCTTGAACATTTAATATCAGCAGCTGAACGTGGGATGATCAAAGAAAAAATGCAAGCGAGAGACATTCCTGGATACCGTACCTTTGTCGAGTCTAATTTAGAGCAATACCCTGACCTTTCGAAAGCCTATAATAATTTCTTTATTGAACTGAATGATGGCAGAAAGTCTGAGGCCTTCGAGATGCTACAAGAGATGTTAAGAAAAAGCAGATTATAAGAATATTTGAATCGTCTGCGTACCTTGCCGCGACTGCTACAGCACAGGCGCAGGCGAGCTATACACGTCATAAAGCACTACTGGCAAGAGTTCCATAGTCTCGCTATCTAGAGCGACCTGATCAGGGATCATAGCCACCCTCCCAGCGACCTCATTGTAGGCACGAGTCAATCAACTCAATCTCCGTCTGAAGCCTCTCCCTCAGTTGAGGTAGCTCCGACGCAGTAAGCGCATGCGGCCTCCCTGCCATGCCCAAAAACGCAGCCAAGGCCAAGTCAGAATGCCTCACCAAGGCCACTAAATGCTTACCACTCGGCCCGTTGCTCCCGGCCATTCCAGTTCTTTACCGTTCTCTCATTCGCACTCGTCCAACGCATCATCGTCTTCACCCCCTGGTGCGTCCCGCCTAGTTCCAAATGAAGTGCCTTAGCGATGCCGTCTGCGTACTGTTGTTGAGTCAGAAAAGAGTTGCCCGTTTTCGTGAACATTTTTCCCTCCCCGGTCTTCTTCCTTGTTTAGAGCCACTTTCTAAAAAACGAGATGCTGATCACGGTCTCCGCGTTGTTTCCAGCGGCTGTTGATCAGAATGAGGACACGAATGAAAAGCGAATGAAAAGGGGACGGATGTATTTTTGCTCTCCCCGCTCTTCCACCTTGGCGGTGGGCGCCTGAGAAAACAAATCCGTCCCCCTTTTCAGTAATTTTGCAAAGGTAGGGGCCAGGTGAGGTGAGGTGAGGTGACCACTTATTCCCTATGAAGTGCGTCTTTCAAGTCCTTCGTCTGGAAACGCGAATCGAGTCTAAAAGGTTTGATAGCCAAACGCCACTCACTACCTCGATCAGCCAATCCATCGTACAAACAACTCTCAAGGGCTGAAAAAAATAAACTTCTTGAAGCAAAGAAGCAGCTGGGTGATACAGCGCTGATCGGCGCTCGCGATTGTTGACAGGCTAGCTATTAGCCACTTAGGATCAGGCTATGCCTCGGGAGGCACCCTGCTGCGTTGGGGAACACCCTTCTCTTTCTTCTCTCAGATTTTCGCCAGTAAAGGCCAAGCAAGCAGCAATGCGGGTATCGGTGCATCCGATATAGGCCTGTGGAGAAAGTCATGTCCGCATCAGTCGACTGCGTCAAAAACTTCAAGTACCTCGTCCGTCGCTCACCCGATCAGGGAATGGGCTATTCCGAACGCCTGCATTTTCATGGCAAGGAAATCGGGTTCAACAACTTTGATCACTTTCTGCTTTCGCTGGCCAAGCTAAGCGATGACCGCATTGGGAAGATCAATACTAAACTGATGCGGTTGGCCTGCGCTCGAACGATGCCAAAACCGAGTCAAGAGTATTTCGAGTTCATCGCCCACAAAGACCGTCGTATGCGCTTCTACAGCCACTGGATCGGTTGGGATAAGCGTGGCCAAGAAGTTCGCGTGCCCAGCCTGATGAATGCCTCCTACCGCGTTCCGAACCTACGCGAACGACTCGACGCGCCGGTCTATGTCATTGAGACTCGGCCACAGCTGCTGGCCTGGCGCCACAAATGGCAAGGGATGGCCTACGTGGTCCAAGAGCTAGCAGAGCGCGAATTGCGCCCAGCGTTCGACCGAGAACCGGATGTAGTACCCGGCATCCGCGAAGAAGTCATCGATCTGGAAGAGGATTACACCCACAACTACGCCACCTGGTATCCCTCAGGTAAGTGACTCGGCCCACGATCAGCATCGCTTCCGCGCCCCGGCGCCAGGAAGCGATGCAACATGCCTGATATCCTTCCCTATCAGGAATACAAGCCCCAGCGCTTTCAAGGACGTAGTAAATGAATTCGCAAAATATCGTGCGTTACTGGCACGCCGTCGAACTGCTGCAACCTCAGGCAGCCCCAAAGCTGAAAAAGCGCGACAGCGACTACCAGCCGTTTTTCCAAGACATCCCCACCTCGTCCCAAATCCTGCCGTGGATGCCAGCCAACCCTCTGAGCCGGCAGCGCCTGCCGAACAGACGCGTATGGAGCCACACGCTCTACGCACACCTCTACAACAACCTGAATGTTTCTCGCCAGCTAGAGACTCTCTACGGCGCCGACCAAGGCTACAAGGAGCCACAACAAAGGCTCGCCGCCTTGTACGCGCTCAAGTTCAACGATCAAGGCATGATGCTGGTCGATAGCTTGGTGCTATCCAGCGAGGCATGGTTCGTCGGCTGCGCCATCAACAAGAAAGATTGGACACGCGGCTTCGAGGAGACCCAGGACTCCCTCCGCGAACAGGCTAACAGCCTGCTCAGTGGCGTGGTCCACGCCGCAGACCTGTCACGCCTAACAAACTATATTCGTCAGACCTTGGGACTCGACGAGTTTTTCGCAGACGAGCCGCGCGAACATCGCTTCCGCTCAGCACCGATCAACCCGAACAAGCCCGAACAAGAAGACGATCCGCTCAACAGCTTCCTGCTAAGCGATTTGGCCGACATGGCCGATGCCCTAGCCCGTGGCGAAACCAGCGAGCCGTTGGCCCGCTACCTGAGTCATCACGACACCACCCTGCGTCTGCACCTCGACAAGCCCGAAGCAGATCTGGCTCTGATTGATCGCCTCGCCCCCTCGCGCTATGCGACCGGCTGCTGGCCTGCCGAAAGGCATTTGGGGTTGGTGCACTCCCAACAACTGGCAGTCAACAGCCTGCTCCAAAACCTCAGCAACAACACCGGCATAATGGGCGTCAACGGTCCGCCAGGTACCGGGAAGACCACCCTACTCCGCGACCTGATCGCGGCAGTGGTGACACAACGAGCCGACGTACTGGCCTCGTTGAGTAGGGCCTCGGACGCCTTCATCCAGGATGGTCGCGAATCCGCCAACGATGGTGGACGCGAACGCTTTGCCTATCAACTCAAGCCCAGCCTGTTCGGCTTCGAGATGGTGGTAGCATCCTCCAACAATGGTGCCGTGGAGAACGTAACTCTCGAGTTGCCCCAGCACGATAAGGTTGACCCATCCTGGCTGCCCGATGCCGAATACTTCAGCGAACTGGGCGAGCTCACCAGCGGCAAACCAGCTTGGGCAATGATCTCTGCGGCATTGGGCAGCAAAGCCAAACGTACCCAGTTCGTCGATCGCTTCTTCTATGGCAAGCGTCCACCCAAAACGACGGAGACCAAAGACGAATCCACATTCTCCCAACCAGAGGCCCTCGACAACGGCACCTTGGACGAAGATCTCCACGACGGCGATCCAACGCCCGACGCGTCCGTAGCGAACAACATGGGAGACAAGCCAGCCCCCAAGGGCATGCGCGAATGGTTGTCCGAGCAAGTCCCACAAATGAAGTTGCTCTCGTCCGCCGAAAAAACCAATTTCTGGCGCGCCGCCGTAAAGCAATACCAGGACGCCAAGAACGCCGAACAAGCGATACGCGCTCAAGTTAGCGACATTCTGGAACGGATTCAGGCAGTGATCAGCGCCAAAGCCCGAGTACATCAGAAGGAAAAGGAGCGCCAAGTCCGTCTGACCCAACGCAGCAGTCTCGATGACGAACAAGCTACGCTGGAAACACTGCAGCTCACGCCCGCTCGCGAGCAACTGCAACGCGAACTTCAGGCTCTTGAAGCACACCTTGCAAAAAAGCCGGGTTTTCTCGCCAACCTATTCAGCCTCTGGGGTGCTCATCGCACGTGGGCAACTCGGCAACGACTGCTCGATAGCTCTCGCACCTTGGCCAAGGACGCCTTCGACAGCGCCCAACGCCAAGCGCAGCGACTAGTCGGCCGGCTCACCGAACTCAATCAACAATTGGCTAAGGACGAGCAGGAGATCAATGAAGCAGTGCTCCACGCCGCCCTGCAGATTGACAAGGCTCGCAGCATTGCCCAGGCTGGCAAGGCCAAGCACCTGCAGGTCTGGCTCGAACAAGGTCAGATCGGTAGAGGCAGCGAGATCGAGCTGCTCGAACCCTGGATAGTCGAAGGCTGGCGTCAGGCTCGGGCGAAGGTATTCATCGAAGCGCTCAAGCTACACCGCGTCTTCTTCCAGATCGAAGCCTCGCGTTTACGCGCTAACTTGGACTTCATCACCAGCACGCTCACCGGCAGTCATTATCGGGGGGTATCCAAGGCCGTGGTACGTTCGGCATGGGCCTCGCTTTTCATGGTAGTGCCGGTGCTCAGCAGTACCTTCGCCTCGTTCGCCCGCTCCTTCGGCAGCCTTGGCTGCGGAGAGATTGGCTGGCTGTTGGTGGACGAAGCCGGTCAGGCTACACCGCAGGCTGCAGTGGGTGCCCTATGGCGTGCACGCCGGGCTGTGCTAGTCGGTGATCCGCTGCAATTGGAGCCGATTGTCACCGTATCTGATGCCGTGCTCGAACACATGCGTACCCGATATCAAGTCGACGCAAGCTGGCTACCCAATCGCCAGTCCGCCCAAACCTTAGCCGACCAGGCCACTCCTTGGGGTCGCATGGCTGGTCCCAAGGACAAGAAACACTGGGTCGGCCTGCCGCTGGTAGTGCATCGTCGCTGTGACAAACCGATGTTCGACCTGGCTAATCGCATCGCCTACGACGGAGCCATGGTCTATGGCACCATCGCGCCCTCATCCGCCAAAGAAACTCCTGCCCGCCTACCCACCGGCTGGGTGCACGCGAGTGGCCGCTCCTCTGGCAATTGGGTCGACAATGAAGGCAAGGCGCTCGAGCGTCTGTTGGCCTTGCTTGATGGCTACGGTGTGCCGCTGTATAGCATCGCAGTTATCACGCCCTTTCAGGACGTGCGCAACCAGCTCAAGGATCGATTAGATACCAAGATCGTGCGCGGTACGATTCACACCATGCAAGGTAAGGAGGCCGCAGTGATCATCCTTGTCCTGGGTGGGAGCAGTGAAAACGGCGGCGCTCGTGAATGGGCAGTTTCCAAGCCTAACCTGCTCAACGTCGCTGCCACCCGGGCCAAACGCCGCTTGTATGTGATTGGCGATCGCAATGACTGGAAGCAGCGGAAACTCTTCTGTGACGTTATTGAGCTGCTACCAGCTCATTCCCAGATAACCGCCGACAGCCATGCATGACAAAACGTACGCCTTAAGTCCTACTTCTAGGCTTTATACGAAATCAGGGAAGAACCAACATCAGCCTGTCTCGTGCTGAGCTGTTGTAGAGCCTATGACATCCAAGGAAAGGAATCCTATGACGGCGAAGTGTCATGGACTGTCTGATAGGGCTTTGGATGACGAACTCTGGCATTAGTACCAGTGAAATACTCCGCCCAGAGCCAGCCGTTTTGTAGGGGTAAAAACGCCTAAAAATAAAAAGGGGTCGCGAGATAAAATCTCGCAACCCCTTGAATTATATGGTCGGGACGGAGTGATTCGAACACTCGACCCCTAGCACCCCATGCTTGCAGGGGCGCTAAAAAGCTATACAGAACAGTCCTTTGGAACGGCGCCCACTGCAATCGATGCCTGACCATGACTAACTGTGTTTTACGAATCCCCGCAAAAGTCCCTACCGGGTTTCGCCAAGAAATCCCCTGCATCCCGGCGTCCTGCCGACAGAACACAAATCGCTTGAACTGCTACGCTTTTCCTCTTCCACGGAGGAACACCATGCCCAACTCTGACCTTCTCCCTTCCCTGCTGTTTAAGCTCAACGAAAACCAACTTGCCCTTGAGGCTGCCATCATGGAGCTGACTTTATGGGTCGAGCAGCGTGGCTCAGCAGAAGTGGCCGGAAATGTCCGCGGCGCCCTGCAGACGATCGACAGGAATGAAGAGTTCATCAAGATGACACTGGCCGTCCTAATGACGCCGGAGTGACCTAACCTATTGATTTAAAACCGCTATGGCTCGTTTCTAGGGTGGCAAAACATCCGCTTTTTTGTGCTTATCCAAACGGTAACTCATGGCCTGCAGCGGAGGTTTTGCGCAAGCTTACCTGCAGCTGACGGGAATTTTGTCGACGTCCGCACCTCCAATTTGTAGGGCGCATCGCCCTGCATACAGAGGCCATGAACAATGCCGCAGTCGAAGCCAAAACCAGCTAAAGCAGAACAGCCGAAAGTTGAAAACCTGCCCAGCAAAAAAACCGGCAAGGTGTCTGGAAAGAAAAGGGGAAATGCAGATCCCAAACAGAAATGATCCAGGGTCGACCGCGCCCAAACCATGTATGAAAGCCGATGGCTTGGGTGCGGCAACACTTGATAGGACACCAACATGTCAAGGTGACCCCTAGGCCGATATAAGCTATTGATAGCCGATTCGCTCGGCCTACCAGTCCTCAGTGAAAACGCTAGATATTCAATTTTTGAAATCACACCACTCAAGCCTACCGATGTTTTTGTTAGTAAGGTCGCGCTGACGGTAGAGTTTGGAGGTAACATCACAAGAACTGGGGAAGCGGCGCAGTATTTAGTACCTAACAGAAATGAGTGGTCGTCTGCTAAACTCATCGGTGAAATCGATAATTAGGACCTAGCATGAACATTATAGTTTTAAAACAGAGCGCTATTGATCTTCGTGAGAAATTGGATTTCCACAAAGACAAAGAGCCGTCCGTGCTAGCCTTATATCAACAGCTTGAACATTTAATATCAGCAGCTGAACGTGGAATGATCAAAGAAAAAATGCAAGCGAGAGACATTCCTGGATACCGTACCTTTGTCGAGTCTAATTTAGAGGAACACTCCGACCTTTCGAAAGCCTATAATAATTTCTTTATTGAACTGAATGATGGCAGAAAGTCTGAGGCCTTCGAGATGTTACAAGAGATGTTAAGGAAAAGCAGGTTATAAGAATGCTTGAATCGTCTGCGTACCTTGCCGCGACTGCTACAGCACAGGCGCAAGCGAGCAATTTACGTCATGAAGCACTACCGGCAAGAAATTCCAGAGTCTCCCTACCTAGAGCGACCTGATTAGGGATCAGAGCCAATTGACCGCGATGTAGTGCTAGGCGCAAGGCAAGCCGCAAATATTCTTGAGTTTGGGGTTTGAGCACCGGTCACCGCCACCAGTGGTGAATACCTGATCGAACCTGAGTGTTTGGGCATGTTCCGTAACCCATCTCAAAGATCTGCTGAGACGGCTGCCAACGCAACAAGCGAGGGGAATATTCCAACTACTACCGCAATAGAGCGGTACCTTGTTAGTTTGCGCGGATTTGTTGCATGGACGCTTCGGTGTCGAGCACGGTTAGATGCCCCTATACATCGTCAATAGCATGACATCGGGCGATTGCCGAAGGGCCACGCAATAATCAGTCTTCGCGCATGAACTTTACATGCGCATATGCGTGATTAGAGCACCGACCATCATTCTCTTGTCATATTGCCCTAGTGCTTGTCCACATTTCGCATTCGGCGTAATCGGGCTCGCACGCCCATCATAGGCGTATTTGATCCAAGACTATATAGGCGTTCGGATCACATTCCTGGCAGCGTTCTAAGGTGGGTTCGTCGCCGTCACGTGGATAATAGCCACCCTCCCAGCGACCTCATTGTAGGCACGAGTCAATCACCTCAATCACCGTCTGAAGCCTCTCCCTCAGTTGAGGTAGCTCCGACGCAGTAAGCGCATGCGGTCTCCCTGCCATACCCAAAAACGCAGCCAAGGCCAAGTCAGAATGCCTCACCAACGCCACTAAATGCTTACCACTCGGCCCGCTGCTCCCGGCCATCCAGTTCTTCACCGTTCTCTCATTCGCATTCGTCCAACGCATCAACGTCTTCGCCGCCTGGTGCGTCCCTCCTAGTTCCATATGAAGTGCCTTAGCGATGCAGTCTGCGTACTGTTGTTGAGTCAGAAAAGAGTTGCCCGTTTTTGTGAACATTTTTCCCTCCCCGGTCTTCTACCTTGTTTAGAGCCACTTTCTAAAAAACGAGATGCTGATCGCGGTCTCCGCGTTGTTTCCAGCGGCTGTTGATCAGAATGAGGACATGTCGATGCAAACTCTCATTGGCGCGTATAACACTAGCAATGCCTCAACCGCAGCCATGGCGGCGGCGTATGTGCGCATGTCCACAGAGCACCAGCAGTATTCGACAGAAAATCAGCTCGATACGATCCGCTTATACGCAGCAACACATGCGCTGGAAATCAACAAGGTTTACACCGACGCGGGCAAAAGCGGCTTGCGCTTGGAAGGTCGTGATGCTCTCAAACAGCTCTTCTTCGACGTAGAGAAAGGGCTAGCCAATTACTCGACAGTCCTGGTTTATGACGTTAGCCGTTGGGGTCGTTTCCAAGATCCTGACGTCAGCGCCAGTTACGAGGTGCGCTGCCGGCAAGCTGGTGTATCGGTTCAGTATTGCGCAGAGCAGTTCACCAACGACGGCTCACCGGTCTCCAATATCGTCAAAAGCGTCAAGCGCATGATGGCCGGCGAATACAGCCGAGAACTCTCGGTGAAGGTATTTGCTGGCCAATCGCGCCTGATTCAGCTGGGGTATCGCCAGGGCGGCCAAGCGGGATACGGTTTGCGCCGGCAATTGGTCGACGGACATGGCTCGCCGAAAAACGAATTGGATCTTGGAGAACATAAAAGCATCCAAACAGACCGTGTAATTTTAGTACCTGGCCCTCCAGCCGAAATTGAGATGGTGCATAACATCTATCGGCTGTTCGTCGAGGAAGGCAGAAGTGAGCGCGAAATCGCAGACTGGCTGAACTCGCAGCGAGTGCTTAATGACCGCGGCAGAGCATGGTCACGTGGCACGGTGCACCAAGTGCTAATCAATGAAAAGTACATCGGCAATAACGTGTGGAATCACACGTCTTTTAAACTGAAGCAAACCCACACGCAAAACCCGCCTGAGGAATGGATACGAGCGAACGAAGCCTTCTGCCCCATCGTGAGCGTCATCCTCTTCAAGGCTGCTCAGTCGATCATACAAACACGCTCCTACCGCATGCCCGACGAGGAAATGTTGCACGCCTTGAAGGCAATCTATCAACGCACAGGTTATTTGTCGGGGATCGTCATCGACGAGTCTGAAGGTTGTCCCTCGAGTAGTGCGTACCAGCAGAGATTTGGAAGCTTGCTTCGATCTTACTCCCTGATCGGATACTCCCCTGCACGCGACTACCGGTACATCGAAGCCAACAAACGCCTACGTCAGATGCACCCGCTTCTCCTACAACAAACGACTCAGAAGATTGCGGATGTTGGTGGGAAGGTCACTGTAGATCCATGCACCGACCTCATGGTGGTCAACCAGGAGATTTCGATTTCTTTGGTGCTGAGCCGTTGCCATGTGTCACCTACCGGCAGCAAGAGATGGAACGTCCGATTCGATTATGGATTGAGCCCAGACCTGACAATCGCAGTTCGAATGAAAGAGCAGGAAGAGGCGGCTCTGGATTACTACATTTTGCCAACGATCGACATCGAAACCCCTAGGCTCCGCCTTGCCGAAAGTAACCAGGCGAACCTCGAAATTTACCGGTTCGACACCTTGGAGATCCTGTCTGAACTGGCACGCCGCAGTGAGTTTAGGAGGGTCGCATGACAGCTATCGAGACCCATCGCAGAGCGCTGATGCACATCGCCGAAGAGACGAACATTCAGCTCATTCCCATTGAAGAAATTCGGGTGCTTAATCCACGGGCACGTAACAAGCAAGTGTTCGCCAGGTTGGTTGAGAATATATCGGCGTTAGGCCTCAAGCGGCCGATTACGGTCGCCCCTACGATGGGCGGCACCGAACCCTATGAAATCGTCTGTGGCCAAGGTCGCTTCGAAGCATTGCAGGCACTTGGAGAGAAAAAAATCCCGTGCATCGTGGTGAGCGCTAGCGAAGCGGATCGATATCTGATTGGTTTAGTTGAAAACCTCGCGCGTCGAAAACATTCCAACCGTGAGCTTTTGGCCTCAATCCAGCTCCTCTCAGATCGTGGTTATACCTGCCCGCAGATTGCCGAAAAAACCTGTTTGGATGCAGGTTATGTACAAGGGATTTTGGTGCTGTTGCGTCAGGGCGAAGAGCGACTGATCGCAGCCGTGGAAAAAGGCTGGTTATCCATAAAATTGGCGATGGAAATTGCCCGTTCGAAGGATGTCGATCTTCAAAAAGCCATGATGGAGGCCTACGAAAGCGGTGTACTCAAAGGCGAACAACTGATGAGGGTTCGCCGCCTCGTTGATAGGCGCAAAACCTTCGGAAAGCGGTACGGCCAGCAAGCACCTCGCGCAGAGAAACACACGCCCCAAAAGCTTCTAAAGGCTTATCAAATAGAAGTTCGCCGTCAGAAAGTCATGATCAAAAAGTCAGATATCAATGAGCAGCGGCTACTGATCATAGTAACCGCGATGCGCAAATTGCTCGCCGATGATTATTTTAAGACGTTGCTTCGTAACGAAGATATTCCGGATATGCCCAAGCCGCTGGCCGACCGGATCTTTGGAGAGACGCCGTAATGTCAGAGGTCAAGCAGGCATTCGAGAGTCGTGTAATCGCCATCCCCCTAGACCGAATCCTTCCATCGCGAAAGGTCGATCAACTTATAACTGGCAGCAAAAAGTACGCAAGTATTTTGAGCTCGATTAGAGAGCTGGGCGTCGTTGAACCCTTGGTGGTTCATCCCAAGCCCCTCATCGCAGGTGGAATATCTTCGTTCATGCTTCTGGACGGACATTTTCGTTTAGAGGCACTCAAGGCATTAGGCGCGACTGAGGCGCTATGTTTGATTTCTACCGACGATGAAGGGTTTACCTACAATCGGCAAATCAACAGGCTGACGCCTATCCAAGAACACAAAATGGTCGTTACCGCTCTGAAAAAAGGTATTGAAGCTTCTCGGATTGCATCCGTGCTTGGCATCAATGTGGTTCGAGTTCACGAAAGAGAAACCTTGCTGAAGGGCATCGCACCTGAAGTAGCGGAGATGCTGAAGGTTCGCATGGTATCGCAGGACGTGTTTCGCGCTCTTCGACTCATGAAGCCTATCCGTCAAATCGAAACAGTTGAAATGATGATTTCAGCCAACTGCTTCACGAGAAATTATGCGCGGATGGTATTAGCTGCATCTCGCCCTGAGATGCTGGTCGAAACAAAGAAAAAACCGAGTGACGTAAGTGCCGTCGACATTGCCCGAATGGAGCGAGAAATGGAAAACCTGCAGCATGATTACAAGCAGGTTGAGGATACTCTGGGCGAGACGATGTTGGTTCTGGTTGTAGCAAAAGGTTATCTCGTGCGCATCCTGCGTAACGAAACAATCGCAGGTTATGTTACTCGCTACTACGCAGAGCTACTCGAAGAGCTGGTGTCCATCATGGAAGCAGTAACCTCTGACGCGAGGCAGCTTGAACGGGAGTAGCGCTTGCCTGCTACGATCACCTCTTCACCGAGGACTCACCATGCCCAACTCAGACCTGCTCCCTTCCCTACTTTACAAGCTCAATGAAAACCAGCTCGCCTTGGAAGCCGCCATTATGGAGCTGACGTTATGGGTTGAGCAGCGTGGCTCATCAGAAGTCGCCGGCAATGTGCGAGGCGCTCTGCAAGCGATCGACCGGAATGAAGAGTTCATCAAGATGACCTTGGCAGTGCTAATGACGCCGGAGTGACCCAGTCGTCGCCCTACCCTCGCGGAAAAACGCCGCCTCGATTACTGTATATCCAAACAGTATCCGTTAAGGCATCACCGTGGACCCGTACGAAATCGAAGACACCAGCGACTGGCTGGGCAGTCCGACCAGGCTCGAAACTTTGAAGCACTACGCGAGCATGCTCGAGGAGGATATTCAGGCGATGAAGCGGGAGCTTCGTGCAGCCAAGGAAAATATCACCGGGCTCATCACAATGAACGATGAGTTGTCCGCCGATCTCCTAAGAAAGCGTACGTGGATCGCCAACCTCGAATCGGAGACCACCGAGCAGTTGACCGACATCCAACGGCTGAACAGGATTCTCGACCAGAAAGAAGCCGTCATTCGGGAGCTGCAGGCGATCAAGCTGAATCACAGGAGATGACTATGTGCGGACGACTTTCCCAATACCACGGTATCCACGACTTCGTAGCAGCGCTGAACATGCCTAACGCGCTGATCAACAACGCAGGTGATCAGCCGTTCGAGCGGTACAACGCTGCGCCCACTACTCAACTCGCGATCTTCCACCAGGAAGGCGAGTACCTGCACGCCGATATGGTTCGTTGGGGATGGCGGCCGCACTGGGCAAAGGACCGCGCCGCGCCGATCAATGCCCGAGTGGAGAAAGTCGCTCACGGTCCCTTCTTCCGGGCGATCTGGCCGCACCGGGCAATCATCGCGATCGACAACTGGTTCGAGTGGGTTGATGAAGGTGGTCCGAAGAAACAGCCATATCTGATCCGCCACCGCGATCAGTCGCCGATCCTTTGCGCTGCAATCGGCCAATACCCGAACGCAGAGCATGAACCAGGTGAGCACGACGGATTTGTCATCATCACTGCAGACAGTGCGGGCGGCATGGTGGACATCCACGACCGGCGTCCGGTGGCGCTGACACCTGAGCTTGCCCGAGAGTGGCTGGACCCGGCCACGCCAAAGGAACGCGCCGAACAGATGGTGTTGCTACAAGGCGAATCGACTGAGTCGTTCGAATGGTTCAAGGTCGATCGTGCGATCGGCAACGTGCGCAATCACGGTCCTGAGCTGATCAAGCCGACTGAGGTCGGCGGTTTGTTCTAGGAAGTCGAATGTTCTGGTGTGCCGGGAAATGGTCAAGGTGCGCGCCCACGCTTTAATTTTCATATCTGCGCCTACTAAAGTTCATGTTAGCGCTGCCGATATACGCCTGGACGCACCATAATTATTAAGGACTACCCAAATGAAGCAGTATGCTATCCACCTGACTGCATTAGTCGCCTCCCTCTCTTTGCTCTCTCTTGCTGGCTGCTCACAAGAAGAGTTGGAATGGCGAAATGCTCAGATGTCAAATGGGATAATCTATCAGGGAACGGCCAACAAGCCATTTAGCGGCTCCATAAAGCATATGCCAGAGAAAAACATCGGCATGTCCTATGGATGGAACGATATGTTGGTGGCATACAACAAAAGCATGAACAGCATCAAAGCGGCAAATCAAACTTGGATTGGCCAGCCTTGGGTATGTGACGTCAACGCCAAAGAAGGAAAGCTCTCTGGGCCTGCCACTTGCTATTCTTCATACTCCAACTCTAAAAGATACGAAGCCATATTCAAAGATGGAGCTTTGACTGGCGATGTTTCGATTTACAGTGAAGACGGAAAAACTATTCTACTGAAGGGCGAGATGAATCAGGGGGCTCTAGACGGGAAGCTTGAGATATACAGCCCAAAAACAGGAAAAATCATAGGTCAGTACAACATGACCGATAAAAAAATTGATGGCAGCCAAGAAACGTTTGACGAGCTCACTGGGAACGTTATTTATCAAGCGCAAGCGAAAAATGGGAAATACATTGGCGATGTAAAAACATTTAGCGCTGAAGGGAAAGTTACATCCGTGATTTCCTATGTCAATGGACTTAAAGAAGGCACAGCACGACAATGGGATACAGCTAGCGGTCGCCTGTTGATTGAGGCCAACTACCACCTCGGACTGCTTGAAGGAGAGCGTACAGAGTGGAATCCAGATGGTAGCCTGTTTACGCACTCACTCTACGCTGGTAACGCGATGGTGAAAGAGTTGCCACTCGATAACAAAACTAACGATTCCGATACTGCGGTTACTATGGTCACAAAGATGGTGGCATCAAATAGCGCAGAACAATGCTCAGATGCATGGATTGCCGCTTTCCACAAAGAGGCAGGAGAGGACGCTATGATTTCGTCGGATCAGCTAGGTGAATGGGAAGTTTGGTGCCAAGAAGGGAAAATGCCGTAAGGCAGTAATTTAGAGGAAGCCATACTGAAGTCCGGCCACAATCTTCCTAGCCAAGACTTACGGTACATCCTTAAAGAAAACATGACGCCCAAGCTTCAACGTCTGCTTAGCGTTTTTCGCCCAGACAGGAGGCTTCGGCATTGTGGTTGCATAGTAATGTGTCGCTCCACCGGTTGGATCGGGCGTTGTGCCCGCCATAACTTGGTCAGCCGCCTTCAACGCCTGAGCGTATTGCGCAGCCGGAATAGTCTTCACGCCGCTCAGGTAGGCGTAGTTCGGATCGCTCTTGTTCCAGCAGCTGAACTGCCACGGCTTCTGGCAGACACCTGCGTAGCCTTCGCCCCACCATGACTTGACCTTGCCGTCGAATACGCGATTGCGGATGGTCCAGGCAACTGCAATCTGGCCAGCCGGTGATTCGCCGCGAGCCTCACCCCAAAGAGTGCGGGCGAGAATGTCGCGTTCTTGATCGGTCACTGTCATAACTTTTCTCCAGGCGAAAAAAAACCCGCGAGGGCGGGCTGCTTGTTGTTCGGATAGCGGTCAGCAGTCGGTTGCATCCGAGAAATCGGGTAGAGTTTTCAGGTATTCATATCCCTGCTGTATCGGGTTTTCTCCATGCAAGTTATAGGAACACTGAATACTCTCGTTGTTGAACGGCATCTCAGAACTCGATGCTGTGTAATGGACGACGAAGTCAAGACGCTCATTGCCTGGACTGATCGTGACCCCACTGATCCGGATGTATGCGTTCTCAATGGATATACCGCGGAAATTGATAGTTTGCTTGAGAGCCATAAGTACCTCGAAATAACGTGAACCCCTGTGATCGGGTGCCCTGGAGTTTAAAATTTTACGGCGGCGTAACCTTCACGAATCCGCTAGCGTCTTTATATATGGCCTCGGTTGCGCCAGGGACTGCAGTGGTCAGCCCGAAAAAACGTATAAATCCTGCCGGATCTATAACAATCTTGCTCGCGCCGTTTTGTTGTATTGCGACAGTCTTGCCGGCAGCACTGTTGACCGTAATCGAGCCGTCATAGGCTACGATAACCCGCGCAGCTCCAGCGCCATCATGCAAGGTTAGTTTGCCGTTACCTCCGTTCTCTGTTGAAACGCGAACATTGCCTTCACGATCAAGAAGCCGGACTTGGTTTGCGTCAAAAAGCTCTGTTCGGAAGTTGTTAACGCGAACTCCGCCAGTTCCATTCTTCCCAGCGTAAATTGCGGCGTTCGCCGCGTTGCGGACATTTAGCCCGCCGGCGGACAGGTACTCGATAGCCGAGTTAGAGGGGTCCGCAGAGACAAATTTTACAAGACTCGCATTGAGGGAACCGACGGTAAAAACCTGGGCGGTCGCGCTCTGTGCGCCTTGCAAAAAAGAAACCGAGGATGTGTAAACATCTGCTTCGCACCGGTTGAATTGACTGCGACCAAAAGCTACAAAGCAAGCCGAAGTGAATGCAAAGAATCGACCACCCCGTACCACGTTTTGCGTGCATAGCGAGGGTGAGCTGTGATCGACAAATACACCGCATGTGGAATTCTCAATCGCTTTAATGCTTAAAATTTCCGTGCCCCAAGAGTTCGCCAGGTGCCAAACTTTACCGAAACTCGCTGAAACAATAGAGGTTGTCGCGCCACTAGTGCCGCCGACTATCGTGTCTAGCGAGCGCGGAACATAAGCAGAGGACCCGTTTGATGGTGTGATTACCCTCAGATCGGAGCCAGATATAGAGGACACGACGGCCTTGTATCCGTCACCTGTAGTTATGGTCTCGCCAACAACAAAACCCGCCGAACTGCTAACTGTGATGCGTGCTGCTTTTAGGTTTCCGCCTGCGCAGGCGATGAATTTATTTCCCCCGCAGTTATAAGTACTCGAGCCTACAAGGAATGCGGTACCAATTGACGTTTCCCCTGCGCCGGACACGGCATCAACGTTAAAAAATGTGCATTCGTTAGCGGCTGACAACACGAACAGAAGGCCGTCGCGGTCAGCGGTATGCTGCCCCGCGTTACCATCCCATATTGCGAGGCAGTTGCTAACTAGGAAGCCTTGCGTTACTGAGTGGGCGTCTCGCGAAGACTTGCCAAGCTCAATGAGGTGTGTGTAGTAGCGAATGAATTGGACCCGCTCAATAGACGACGAGTTACGTCCGCCCCCAATCCAGATGCCCTTAACATCTGTGCGGTTGCTGAAGTCGAGCGACATATCGACGATGTGGCAGTTATACAGGTCGTCGCCACTTAATACATAAGCCGCCTCCCATATAATCATCCACTTGCCAAGCAGTGCTGGCCCCGAATCAGCGGAAAAAACGCCGGTTGTTGCTTGGAGTATCGTGGCCCCCTGGCCCGCCCCGGAGAGGGTGGTATTTACCGACTTAACGACCAGCGGATTGGATATCCGGTAGATTCCCTCAGGGAAGTACAGCGTTGCGCCGCCAGACCTCTGCTGCGTGGTCAAGAAGCTATTGGTGATAGAGTCCAGCGCCGCTTGAATAGCGGCAGTATCGTCCGCAACGCCATCGCCAGCTGCGCCAAAGTTCTTGACGTTGACCACTTGAACCGTACCCGCAACCATCCACGAGCCTTTATCCCGGTCAGTATGATTGGAGAGATCCTGGCGAATCGTTTGATCGTTTCGCAACACCAAGTGCGTCTGGTCAGTCGCCCATATCCCGGTAAGCGCGTATGGAAATAAAGCGGGCCGACGGACTGTGTACAGATTTTCGTCGCGTGCTACAAGCTGCGAAACTCTTTCAACCTGAAGTGGCGTACCGTCCACATAATTTAGCGGGGGATTTTCAAATCCTGTCGAGTCCAAGTAGTCGTTAAACTGAATTTCACGAAGACTTTGATCAGCGCCGAACTCGTCCTCTCGGCGAGTCTGGTCGGAATCAAACTCAGTTTCTCGGCGTGCCTGGTCTGCGTTGTGCTCACCCTCCATCCCCTTCCACGACTTTAGTGAAACCCCCAGTCGGTTGGGATGAGATACGCCGTCCCCGGTCATCAGGTAATCAAGGTCCTCCGCGTTATCAATCAAGTCTTTCGGGGAGGACGAGCCTGGCGGATTGCCGGTGTTATAGGCCATGGTTATCTTGCTCGCAGAGTACGCCAGCGGCGCCGCGAAAGACGCGGTACCGAGGGCGCTGAGTTTTAATAAATTCCGGCGATTAACCATGACGACCAAACCTAAGAAACGGGAACGGTCGGCAGTATACCGGTAGGGATGTCGTGTGTTCGTGAAGGCCAGGATGGCCAACACTGGGCTTTGATCAGCCGAGGTGGCGAGGCCACTTCTGGGTCATGGCCCTATCGAAGATGTCGGAATGCAGAACGTACTCCGGAGCAGCCAGCCACTCTTTACCAATCAGCGGTCGCTTCAGCAGCCAGAGCTGAGCAGTGAAGCGCCAGTGCTTCAGCTTGGTCAGGTAACCACCCTTATAAATATCGTCGAACTCGGCGGTATACTTATCGAGCCCAAGCGGCGTCAGCAGTGGGCATTCGAACTTCTTCACGCCTGAGACAAGCGTGTACTCCCACCACGCTTCGAACAGCTGCGCCTGGCCGGCATCGAGCTCCCAGATCACATTGACGAGCACTGGGACGTTCTTGAACTTTCGCCGAGCCTCGCTCCTGCCGTTGCCAAGCTTGGAGCGCGTCATGGGGCTGACAGGCTCAAGCCCATAGTTCTCCCGCAGCGGATACGGCAGGCCTTCCGGGTAATCGATCATGGCCAATCCTTATGCGGGGGCGATGGAGTTGTCGTAGGTGTAAACGCGGGCGTCATAGGGCATGCCCTTCATGGCCACGTTTCCGTTTGATGGATCAGATTTGGTGACCAGAACCGGGTAGGCCCACTTGCCGTCGGGTCCGAACAGGATCTGCGGCAGGTTGATGTCATGGCTGGTGTCCGGATCGAAATCCAGGTCGGCGATGAACACCTGGTACTCATCCACCTGAGTCGCTGGATAGGGACCGGAAAGCGTGCCGTCAGGCCGGCTGAAGCCGATCTTGTGCGCACCACCTGCTGACCAGTCGAGCGGCTCGGTTGAGGTGATGACGAATCCGCCGGTGACAGGCTGGACATCCTCGATCTGCGCGCTCTGGCAGGTGCCAGGCGCATTTCCGGCCACTGCGCAGAAGCTCAGGTAGCCCGAGTTCATGCCGGCCATGGTCGTTTCCCAGCCATACACGTCCTGCCGGAATTTCTGGTGACCGCGACGGCGCATGCCGAAACGGTAGGCCTGATTCCTGTTGCCGACTCCTGGCAGCTTGAGCTTCTCGACCTTCTGCCCGGCATCGCCAGGCCACCGGCATTGCACGGTTTCCCATGCCCAAGTGGTGCTCGAGTAGAACTCGACATCCACGCCGTCGAAATCGTTGGCCGACGAGTGCGGGCCATTGATCACCAGCGGCTTCTCGGTCATGTTCTGCGGCGAGTAGGTCTGAGTCTTCGGGCCGTATTCGCGATCGAACGCAGCCCGCGGCTCATCCCGCACCAGACTGACCAGTCCGTTGTTGATGGTCAGCTCAGCCCAGCCGCAGGCGAGTGCGTCGTTCAGCTGATCCTTTGCCGTGCTACCGGCGTCGATCGTTCGGTCGTAAGTCTGGCCGGCGCCGTAGAAGACGCCGTGCAGGCGATCCCACTCCGCCAGATCAATATCCGAATCCTCGTAGCCCAATGACTTCAGGATGTACAAGCACCACGGCACGATCTCGCGTGTAGGCTCTGGCGGCAGCCAAGTGCCGGCGTATCGCAATGGCAGCTTGCGGGTAGGCTCGGCGCTTATCTGGCTCTCGGATTGCGAAGACAGGCGATCACCCCCGCGAATCTTGGCCGACATAATCGTCATGCCCGGATAGCTCGCAGGCCGCACCTGGCGCAGCGCACGGAGGTTGTACCAGTTGATGTCGTCCTGCTTTTCGCTATCGATGCGACCGGGCTGGCTCACGAAGCGCTTCTTGATCCGAGACTCAGGGTTTCTCATCGGATACGGTAAGTCCGTCCAGTAGGTGAAACCCTGGGCGTCACGGCTGCTCCCCGCGTGTTCCTTCTCGATTGCAGTCCAGGGACCAGCCAAATCACCATCGCGGAATTCAAAAGTGTGGAACGAGCGCACCTCATAGATCTGGCCTTCCCGACCGATACCGCAAAGCCCGTTCGGGTGAAACACAGTCCACTCAAGGCGAGTGACCAGTTCCCCGTCCGGACTTGATTTGAAAGGCCCTCGATAGCCGCCCTCAAGGTTCGACGGGTCAAGTGTGATGGTGCCGTTCACCGTCTCCATCAGGTTGAATCCAGGCCACCCAGCATCAACCGGCCCTGCGGAAGTCAGACGATCCACCACCATCACCGTGGAGCTGAAGGCGGTGATCCGGTAGCGCAGGCCGCGCGGGCCGATGGTTGCCAAGCCAGAACCCAGGGCCAGGCCGACAACTGGTGTGCCGCCGTCGTAGTCCAGGGTCATTTGCGCCGGAACTTCAGCCGTCCCAGTGCTGGCCGGTGTGCCTGTGGTGTTGGTCGGGCTGCTGCCGAGGATATCGGCGCCGCCGGTGGCCACCATGGTTTCGCCGCCGAAGGTGCCGAACTGCGTGATGAGCAGGCGACCAGATGAAGCGCTGGCAATGAACGGGGCTGAGCCCTTGGCGGTGTTGAATGCCGACACCAAGCCGGCAAGGTTCGTGGTTGCCGTGGTCAGGTTGACCGCGTACGGCGTGCCGCCCAGCGTCACGGTGACCGACAGCGGAGTGACGTTGAAGTCGTAGCGCGCCGGGATGCTCGATCCGAGGATGGTCGACGCGGTACCCGATGTAGGCGGCACCGCCGGCGAGTAAGGCGTATAGCTGTTGACGACGTAGTTGCCAGCATTCGCCCCGGCCACCTCGATCAGCGTGCCCGGCGTTGGGTTGAGCATCTCCAGCGGGCCTTGCACGATGTCCCGCCCTGCCCCGCCATCCACGACGGTGTAGTTGTAGGGAGCCTGGACGCGAATCACCAACCCGCTTTCCCAGTCATCCGGAAATGTCCCGGCGCCAGCGGGTATCGATATCGAGTGGCCGTTGAACTGGTAGGCAGACGCAGCGGAAGACGGCGCAATGCTTTTCGACTCGGTCATTTCGAGACCTGCCGAACCGCTGGAGCTGGCCCCGACTTCGCCGACGTTGTACCAGAGCATCGAGGCGGTATCGCCAAGCACGCTTGCACCTGGTGCGTAGACCGTCACCTGTGCGTCGGCGCCCAGCGAGATCAGCGGCGTGTCGCCGACTTTGATGGTGTTGATTGGAATGTCGACATCGCCCTCGGAAACGTACAGCAGCATCTCCACCCACTGCTCGCGAGGCGCGGCGAACCAGGTGCGCGGCTCGCTCAGGTAGGAGGGGAACACCTTCTGCTTGCCGACAACGTGGCGAATGGTTTCGCCCAGTTTGACCTTGTTGCCTCGGGCGCTGGCTTCCCGGAGCGGGTCGCCCTGCTGGGTGCCGGCCGTCGATGGCATGCCGGGCATCTTTGGCATGAGCCATTTGCCGACGGCTTGCACGCCCTTGAACAAAGCGATCGCCATCGAGAACGGGTCGGTGCCTTTCGGCTCGCGCCAGATCTGCACATGGTCAGCGGGTTTGAACTTCACTTTGTGCCATAGGTGCGGCTCGATGATTTCGCCGTTGAGCTCAATGCTGATCGGCGCACTCTCCCGCCGCTCGTACCCTGGCGCCTGCGACTTCAGCCACACTTCCAGGGACATGCGGCGATTGGTCTTGAAGGTCGCGATCGGCGCCGAGTCGGCGATCTTGTTTGGGAAAAATTCGATCATTTGTAATACACCACTCTCGGATAATCGGATTCGAAGTCGCGCACTGTGCGAACCCGCACGCCGCCCGGGTTGGTGTCGATGACCTTCAACCGGCCTTCGACATCGACCACCACACCGACGTGCGCCATCAGCTGCCCGCGAAACACTGCGGCGATCGCCCCAGGCTCTGGCGGGCACTCTTCCATGCCTTGTTTCAGCTCGCGGTAGGCCACGGTGTTATCCCGCAGGCGGTTGCGCCCAACGCTGCCCAGGCTTGGAAGCAGTGGCAGTCCGAAAACGCCAGCCCTGATTGCCACGCACAAGCCCCAGCAATCGAAGGACAGCGGCCCGCGTGCGCCGTCCACGTATGGGGCGCGCATGTACTTGGCGAGGTAGGTCATATGAAGATGATCCCCGGCGCGATCGCGGCGGTCAGTTTGCGGCGCGGATACTCGGTGCCCAGCAGGTCGAACAGCCCGCAGGTGAGCGTGGCGGTGTCGCCTTCGTACTGTCGATTGAGCAGTGATAGGTGCATCCGCTCTTGGGGGTAGCTCAGGTCGCTTTCCAAATACCGGCGATAGGCGATCGTGACTCGAGCCTCGGCCCGCCTAGCCTCCTCCAGCTTCTGCTGGACCAGGCCGTTGGTGTTATCCAGTCCGATCAGCAGGTTTTGGAATGCGCTGTTGTCTCGAGACGGCAGCGCCTCCTCAAACCCCATGGCAGTGAACAGTGGTGTCCGCCCATCCTCGGTGCCAAGGATGTAGTCGTCATAGCCAGCACAGAACCTGATGGAGTCAGGCCAGATGCTGCACATCGCCTCGATCGTGTTGATGATCATGTCGCTACCCGCAGAGGCGTAGCAGATGGCGATTGGGTTGCTCATTGCCAAATCCTTTTCTGTAGGCATAAAAAAGCCCGCCGAGTTGGCGGGCTTGCGACTTGCTACTTGTGGTTCAGTCTGTTCTGTTCCAGATCTCTCGGACCTGTCCGGCGGGGCCGAAAGTTGTCCCGGCTGCCTTCAACGAGCTCTCCTTCCATTTTTGCTCCGACGCCCGAATGGTCATCGCGATGTCAGCACCAACCGGCCCCTCATGTAGGCAGACGGCAAGCGAACGGCCAAGCATGACGCCTACCAGCTCAAGTCGCGCTCTGATCTCATGCATAGGCGTAGACGCCGTCAGCTCGCCAACACCAAAGAACTTCGCCAGAAAGCCCGCGAGCTCCTTCCCGAAGTCGTCTTTGTTCCATTCGATGTCATTCATAATCAATATCCTTGCCGACTCAGTCCGTAGGAGTGCTCTAAAACGTTGTTGAAGTCGCCATTGCCCTGGGCCACGCCCTGGACCAGATGGGCTTCAACCTCTTGGATGATAACCCGCAGTCGTCCGGCCTCGTCCGTTTGCGTGCTGACCCGAGCAGATGAGTAGTTGTTTATTTCTACACTCATGCTCGGAGCCGCCGACGGAGCGTTTGGCGCTGATCCACTCGACGACTTGGAGCCGCTTGCGCTGATCCCGGCAGGCATCGCATCGCCGCGGCGCATGGCCTCGACTGCTGCCACGCCGCCTGACCGGTTGATGTCGGCCTGCGACCAAACCACTTCGCCCTTGTGGACGATGCCGGCCGGCTGATTGACGCCGCCGGGGCCTGTGTAGCCGCCCTCGGAGAAACCCTTGATCAGCGCGAAGGCCGCGAGCAATGCGCCCCCGCCGACGACTGCTGCTGCACCGAACGATCCGATGGACGCAACGAGAGCAGCAGGCAGCCAAGACGCCAGCGTGGTGCCGGCTGCTGCTACTTGGGCAGTTGTGGTTGTTGCTGTTGCCGCAAGAGACGACGCAGTAGCCACGCCATCCGCCGCGACCTTGGCCGTTGTAATAGCGGCCTCTTTGCCTAGTTCGGCGGTCATTTCGGTTGAAATTCCTGCCATCTTGGCAATGTGCAAAGCCTGCTCGGTCTGCCCAAATGCGAGCTTGATACCCTGCAGCACAAGCCACTGAGCGCCCATCTGGCCAAGTCCATCGAGGACCGTCCGGGCAAGGCTGTCGAAGACGCCGCGAGTCACCTCGCCGAAGCTCTGTCCGTCCAGCGCCATCTTGCTGAATGCGCTTCCGTATCCCGCTGTGACCGTGTCCAGCGAGTCCGTCATTATCGTTTCGGTCTGGTAGGCCACGTCCGCGACCTTGGCCTGGTAGTTATCCCATCCGGCCGTGATCCCGTTCATCCAGTTGGCTTGCGCGGCATCCACCTGGGCCCAGCCGTTCTCCATGATGGCGATCTGCTGGGGGAACATCTCATTGGTGATGTCGATCTGCGCTTGCAGGGCTTGACGCTGCTTCTCGCCCTGGGCGTTTGCCAGTTCTGTGCGAAGGCCGAGGATCTTGTCGTTGGTTTCCTTCTCAAGCGCCAATCGCTCTTGGGCTCGAGCGGCCTGCTCACCACCGATGCCGACTGCCGCAGCCTGCGCATTCGCGGCGTCCTGCTGGTTCTGCAGTTGTTTCTGTATCTGTAGCCGGTATTGCTCAGCCTGAGATAGCTCGCCGGTCTTGGCGATCAGGGCCGAGTAATTGATCGAGGCCTGGGCCATTGCCTGCCCGTATTGCTCCTGAGTAATGCGGCCCTTATCGAAAAGCTGATCAAGCTGGCCTTGCTCTTCTACCAGCAGTCTTGCTGCCTGACCTACTGGGTCGTACTGGCTGTAAAGCTTGGCAAAGGCGCTCTCTGCTTGCTGGATGCCCTTGAGCGAATCTGATTGAGCCTTGAGCGAGGCAGCTGATGATTTCTTGGCGGCCTCTTCGGCTGCTTTCTTGGCGTCCTTTTCCTCTGCGTACTTGAGCAGAAGCTTTTCCTGCTCTGGCAGCAGCTTGCCCAGCTCGCCGGCCTCGATGGCGTAGCGGACGCGCGCGGCCTCAGTGTTTTCGCCTTGTAGTGCCGCCTGCTTCTTGAGGTTGGTCAGCAGCTTTTCGTATTCGGCATTTACAGCAGCAGAAGGCGCATCGCCTTTTGGGGTTGCGCCACCTGCCGCACCGGAATCCTTCGCAAGCTTTGAGGTCAGCGTTTTTATCGTGTTGGCGCGGGACTGAAGGCCGGCAATCTCGGCGTCGATCTCGGCCCGGTTGTAAAACTTGAAGTTGAAAAATGCTGTGTCGTTTGCGTCTCCAGACAGTCTGGTCCTGGCTGATTGGAGATCACGGATCCCGGCAAGAGTCACACTCAGTTCATTGTTGAGGCCGGCGACCGTCTGCTTGTTCTCCCGAAAGAAGTCGAGAAATTCGCCAGAATTGAACCGGTCCATGGCGCCGGCGAGTGACGCGATGCCCTGGGCAAGTCCACTGCTTGCGCCTGTCGCCTGATCGAGCTTGCCGATGGTGACGATCAGCGCGTTATTGAATGCGGTGAAGGACTGGCTGACAGTCAAGTTCAGGCTGCTGCTCAGCTCGTCGACCTTGTCCTTCTGGCTCTGGAGCGCTGTAACAATGGCGGCCGATGTCAGCTTGCCCTCGGCGCCCATCGCACGAAGCTGCCCGATGGTGACGCCAAGCCCGCGAGCAATGGCCTGGGCCAGCGCTGGGGTTTGCTCCATGATCGAGTTGAGTTCGTCGCCGCGCAGCGTACCGGATGCCAAGGCCTGACCAAATTGAACCATGGCGGCATCGGCCGCTTGAGCGCTTGCACCGCTGAGCGCGACTGTCTTGGCAACGGTTTCCGTGACGCTCGCGACTTGCTCAAAATTCAGACCGAGCTGCTGGGCGTTCTGCGCGATTCGCTGGTAGACCTGCGCCGTCACTTCAAGAGTTTGGCGGGAATTCTGCGCGACCTGGTAGACAGACTCTTGGGCGAAAGCGAGCTGCTCAGTTCCTTCGGTCACCAGACGCAGACGGTTGGTGATGTTGGTGTACTGATCGGCAGCTGCGGCGATTTTGGAAATACTGAAGGCGGCGGCCAGTGGCGCAGCAAGGCCTGAGGCGGCAGAGATCAGCTTGCTGGTCTGCCCCTCAAGCCCTTTGACGTTCGAGGCGCTCGAAGAGGCGCTCTTGCCCATGCTGTCCATAGAGCTGCCGGCCTTGCGCATTGCTGGGTCGACCTTGTTACCGGCCGTCTCCAGCGAGCCCAGTTCCTTGCGCATTGCCTCTGCGTCACGCTGCGCGCCACGGGAATCAATCGTTATCGCGAGTCGTGATTCTTGAGACATTCTCCAAACTCCAGGCACAAAAAAACCCGCTCAAGGCGGGCTTCTTCAATAAATAATTTTAGGCGGGTATTTTCTCAAGGTCGGACTGGCAGTGCTTGCACTTGATGGCCTCGATGTTGACGATCTCAGCGCACATCGGGCACTTGCGGTACAGCGATGAGACGCCAAACTTCTTGGCTATCTCCAGGCTCTTCTCCTGATCGATGCCGATCGGGTTTACGAGCCAGGCCGCGAACAGTGCAAATACCGAGAACAACAGCCCCAGAACAAACCACGATCCCGCGCTTCGGCCTTTCTTGCTGGCGACGTACGCGGTGCCGGCCGCGACGGCCGCCCAGATAATCAAATACTCCATGCCAATCTCCCTGTCAGTTACGGGAAATCTAGCATTATTGCCGGGTGACCACCTACTTCTCGGCGCCCTTCTTCTTGCTCTGTTCGTCTTCCCAGTGTTTGCGGAATACGTCGTCCAGGGCAAAGATCGCCTCGTCAAAGTCGCGGCGGGCGACGGACGATCCGTAGGCAGCCAGGTAATCAGTGATCGCGCCGAGCGAAATCGGCGCAGGCGCAGCGGCCATGCCGACATACTGCCTGCCTCGGCTGATCGCGTAATAGGCGGTCAACAGCTCATCCCCTACTGCGTCAATCTCCGGCTGGTCCGGTATTGCTACCCTCAGGCGCTCGCGGACTTTTCTTTTGCGGTCGTTCGACTCGCCCGCCCACTCGATCGCCCACCGGTAGGCTTCGATGGCTTTCCCAGGGTTTCCGCTGCTTGCTCCTTCTGGCGAGTCGCGATTGCCTGGGCAGTGGCCATTACCAGGTAGTAAACCTGTGGCAGCTGCTGGATCAGCAGTACGCCTCGCTCCGGGGTGTAAGTGGCTTGAATCGATGGGTTATCCGCTTCAGCTACACCTTCCCAATCCACGATCAGATGCTTGCAGGCCAGTTCGGTGAACAGTGAGTCTGAGTCAAAGTCGACCGTTTCGTCATTGCCGAGCACGCTGAATCCAGGGGTCCCGATGCCGCTCTTGCTCGACATGGCCGCGACGTGACGCATGATCATGCGGTAATCGCTCTTGTAGCCTTCCTTCGCCGCCGACGCCACCTTGATGCGCAGGCCTGCAACCGGCTCAATCCAGCGGGTACTGATCGCGTCGAGCAGCTCTTTCTTCTGCAGAATAAAGATCATACGAATCCTTGTTGCCGCCCCGGTGCAGGGCAGCGGTCGTGAGGTTTAAACAGTGACGGTGATGTTGCGGGTTACCGTCTTGCTCGGATCGGACACGCTTGTTGCGGTCGCTACGGCGGAGCCTGCGGCAATGCCAGTGACCAAACCCGATGGCGAGATGGTTGCCTTGGTCGGATCGCTGATCGACCAGGTGACAGCCTGATTCGCGCCGGCTGGGCTGACGGTGGCGGTTAGCTGCTGCGTTGCGGCTACGGCAATCGACACGGAGGCCGGAGCAACCGACACGCTGGTAGGTGCCACATACGGCGCCCGGGTGATGGTTGGCGGCGTGCGGCGGGCTGCGACGTTCAGCTCAACCTCGATCACGTCGGTAGCGCCGCCGTCTGGCCAGTCACCGTTCACTTCCATTTCCGGCAGGCTGAAGGTGTATCGACCGTCGCCGTTCTCCAGCGTGAAGCTAAGCGCGATCGAGCCGCCGGTCTGCTGCTTGATCCACAGGGCGTACGATGCAGCGGACCACGCGATGGTGATCGAGCCAGTAGCGCCGAAGATCGTCGGAATGACGTTGCCGACGAATGCGCCGTTGTTGATGCAGCGCTGGGTCTGAACGTTGTTGTCGAACGTCAGGTCCATGGCGCTGATGCAGGTTCCGCTTTCCGGAGTAGCTTCAACGCCATCCAAAGTCAGGCTGGTGAAGTTCTTGAAGTTGAACCGGTCACCATTCACTTCGGGCGCGGCGCTGGCAAAATACGGGGTCGCGTCTACCTTGCCCTCCCAGCCGATCGCCGTCAGGTTGGTGGCGATGGTGATGTCGTCATCAGTACCGAAGGTGAAGGCCATGCTGGCGACCTGGGCACCGCGGGCGATCGAGGACACCAGCACGTCACTGGCAAACGATGCCAAGGAGTAGCTGATACGCTCATCACCTATGGTCAGGACGTTGCCACTCCAGCGGCTGCCAAAGCACGACTCGAGGAAGTCATCGATCGCGCCGCCGTAGCGCCACTTCTGGCCGATCTCGCCAGCGACATCAACGGTGGTCGCCGATGTGCCTTGCGACATGCGGTTCTGCGAGATCTCGTTGTTCTCGGCGGTGTTCTGGGTCGGGCCCAGACCATACGAGGTGCGGATCAGTTCTTTCCAGCCGGTGGCCGGGGTAACGCCCTGCGTCACTTCTTCGACGTAGGCCGTTCTGTTCTTGGCGCCTGAACTCATTGGGTAGCTCTCCTGTAAGGATGTGGTGCTGGGCTCAGTGCGCCCGGTATGGGATCGAAACGTTTACTTGCCAGAAGCCCAGACCGTCGTCGCCGATCAGTGCCGACGAAGCAGCGAAGCACTCGAAGGCGCCCTGGCTGAAGAATTGGAAGTGCTCGACCAGCGTGTCGGCTGCCTTGGTGATGTCCAGCGTCCCCTTGTAGGTCGGAACGAACAGCTGAACCACGATGATCCCGGTCTTGCGCACATGAGGCGTCAGGCCGATCTCTGGAGTGCTGGACAGGCCAGGGAGGTTCGCCAGTCGCGCCCAGATCGGCTTGCCGGCCGGGTCGAACGGAACGTTGTTGTTCGGGTAGTCGACGCTGGTAGCCGGGATGCCGGTCCACTGCGTCATGCGGGTGATGACGATGCTGCGGATCTGTTCGAAGGTCATGAGCTATAGGCCTGTGAGACGCCGGCAAAGGCGACACCGTAGATGCCCGCAGGCGCCTGGGCTGAGTGGCCGTTTTCGAGCGGGACGCTGTAAATCAGGTTGTTCTGGACGAACACTTGCGTGAACGGCTCCAGGCCGGTCATTGCAGAAATTCCGCGGCTGATCGTGTCCGAGCCGCTCGGGTCAATGGTTGCTGTGCTGCTGTAGACCGGTGCGCCGACGCTGACGATGTTGTTTCCCCGGAAGCGCCCGGTATCAACCGGCGACCGCAGGACGATTTCATTGAGCAGGGCCAGGGCAATCACGCGAACGCGCTTCACCAGGTCTTCCTCGACCACTTCAGCGAACAAGCTCGGCGGCGTGCTCCACCCTCTGCTCTTGGCCATGTCACTTCCTCATCTGGATCTCGTAATGAGCAACTGCCGGATCAACACCCGGGTTGACGATGGTGTAAACCGCAGGCTCGCCCGTCAGCAGTTCGATGGTCGTGACCTTGTGGCCGATGGCAGGCTTGTCCGTGGTTTCGTTCGCGAGGCAGATCAGCAGCACGTCGCCGACCTTGATGTTCACGTTGTCGATGCGCCGGCTGTCGTAGTTGTCCAGCACGCCGCGCCCGGTATAGGTCACGGGCTGAGCGGTTGTCTCTTCGGTCACCGGATCGTAAACACCTGGCCCCAGGTATTCACCGGTGAACGGCTGCACCGCATCGGCCAGGTCAGTGTCGAAGGCCTCGGCCAAGTCGGTTTGGATCTCGTCTCGTAATCCCATGGGTCACCTGTACACATCGAAGCTGTATGCGCTTCGGATCCATGGACTGAGGAGTGCCAGCGCGAACTGGACATCACCCGGCTGCGCGATGAGTTTGCTGGTGTCGATCGAGGCGAACGTCTTGCTGGTGCTAACCGATCCGGCTTTCACGGTCTTGGCTTCCAGCGACCCTTCGGTCTTCTGCTGGTAGAGCTTTCCATCCGCTGCCGTCTTGGCGAGCTCGGCGCCGGCCTGTTTCACCTCCACCGGGATGGCATCCATGTCGATGCACGCCAGGTTCAGCGAAGTCATATACGCGTTGGCCTGCATGACCGCGCGCGCCTTCTTGTCATCGGCAGCCCATGTCGGCCCGAGGATGGCGTCAACGTCCGCCACGGTGATGTAGGTAGCCATCAGGCCTCCGCTTGAATGAGTGGGGCCGAAGCCCCGGGTGTTACTGAGCTGCTTTTAGCAGTGCCAACAGTTCAGGCTTCAGATCGCCCGACTTGTAAGTGATGCCCTTTGCCTCCAGCTGCTCTTTGAGTTGGGCGGCTGTCAGTTCAGCAAGGGAATCGGCGCCTTCATCGGCAAGCTTGGTCGCCGCCGCCTTGAGGCTCGCAATCTGGCCGCGCAGACCTTCTGCTTC